CCCCCATCAGTAGTTAAAACTAAAGCTTTACTAAATGATGATTGATAAAATGCGCCTGCTGCGTGTGCAACGTGATGTCTTACAAAAAACCAATTATTTGCTTTAAAATAATCTTGAAACTTTAATTGGAAGCTGTTCTCGGCTATCAAGGGTGAATAGTTTCTATCAACAAATACCCCATAATTAAATTTTTCTGTGTATTTTCGTGCTACGTAATCACGGAGATTACTCAATACCCCAATTGCTTTATCAATCTGAGTCTGATAGTACTCGTTATTTTCTTTGTGGTAAAGAAATCTGGCCGTGAAATCAAAATTCTTTACATTAATAAATCGCTCGAGCTCGATTACCTCTAAAACTTCATTACCTTTACCTATAGCAATTGCGCCGTCATGTCCCGTAAACGCAACACTGATCGAATAATCGTGGTCAGTTAGATGGGGTAATTGTTGTGTTAAATTATACTCTATTTCTGGGATAATTTTTACAAATTTCATATTGATTTTCAGTTGCCTAGCTTATAAAATTCATATGTGGCCGGTTGAGAAATTATCTAGGTCTAGCCAAAAAATTAGCTCTACTGAATTCTGCTCTATCTACTAATTTTGTTGGTCTATTGTTTCTTACCACCACATAACCTTCTGGTTTAACTGATTGCCCGTTAATGGTATGTTCGAACTTAGGCTTAGCTGAAAGAGCGTGTACGAGCTGATCTTTAGCAGCTTGTAAATGATGATGCATATTTAAGATAGATTGAAATTTTTCTTGATGTTTATCTACATGTTTAAGTGATTCGTCCATAACATTAGTCTTACGCTCCACTGCAGCTGCAGTCTTTACTCCTGCAATCTGTTTAAGGTGATGGTTTTTAAGATGTTCACGATACCCTTCCACAGAAGGTTTAGTATTTTCTCTAACAGTTTTATTAATATAAGTCTTGAGATGTTGTTGGTGACCTTCTAAGACGCTGTAATGTTTTTTATCAAACTGCTTATATTCATCTACAGCTTGATTAAGATGATGTTGATAGGTATGGGCTTGATTAGTAGTTAACTTAGCATGCTTAATATCATCTGTAGTATCTATAAGGTGAACATCGGGATGCTCTTTGAAGTGAGATAGATCGGCTCCGTATTCGGCTTTTAAGTCACTAAACTTATTTCCTGAATATGATGTATGTACTGCAATTCCTAATTTAGAATTAGTAATTTTTTTACCTTCTGCTGAACCTTTAGGTGTAGAGTATGTAATGGTATTAGGCTTAAAATGATACTTACCCTTATCCTCCATAACATCACCGTGGGGGTTCTCTTCACTTTTTACACCACCAGAATGCATTAAATCACCCTGATAAACACCTGAAGGAGGAGTTACTTTAGGTAAATGTTCTAGCGCAGATTTTAACTTTTCAACCAATCCTGCAGAATGACCATGGTTTTGCTCTATGTCTTCGAACGTATAATTTAATTTAGGGTCTTTATTAAACGCAGACTTAGATGCAACAAAAAACTGACCATTATCGGGATTATGGCCAAAGACAACACTAGGGCTTCCATCGTATTTAGTAGTAATTTTAGTTTTGTTTTTCTTACCCTGAAGCTGATCTTTAACATCTTCCAGATTATGGAAGGCATGCGCGAAACCCTCGAAACCATCGTTGATAACATGATCCTCGGCGTGCTCTAGATGTTTAAGTTTTTCTTCCGACTCCAACAGAAAACCAGATAATTTAAGCATTACAATTTTACCTTAGGTTTAACCGTACCGCTAGTAAGTCTTTCAATCATAATATCTTTTTTTTCTACTTGTTTAATGGACTCTATTAACCCCAATTTAGGCCCCGAGCTATTATTAACAAAAATAATTTTATGGCCTTTGAAGTAGCTGTTGTAGGCAATATCTGCGTAATTAGATTCGATGACCTTAAATTCCGCTGCTGCTTTCACTCTCATATTATTAACTATACTACCCGATATTTCTGTTTTTGACCCACCAAACTTATACTTAGTGGATAACTTAACTAAATCCGTTATAATATCGGAGAGAGGAACAGTACCACCTAACTTAAAATCACTAGCAATATTGTCACCAGATACTTTGACTGCTTTCATTTCATACCCTTGACCTCCTACAATAAGGTCAACCCCTGCGCTAGTACCACCACCAAGATGGGCATTGTTAATTAAAAAAAATAAGGTTGCCTCACCTGGTCCTACACCTTTTAGGTTATAACTATGTAATTTAGCAAACATTACCGAATTAATACTCTTTAACTCTGAAATTAAACGATTTAGTACGTCCTTGTTTACACCGTTTACTGTTTTGTTAATATCAAATTTAGGAAAAAAATGTTTATTAAACAAGTACTGTATTTCTTTCTTATAATCTAAGGTAGTAAAATCTGATGAGGTAAGATTAAAGGATGTAACTATTTCTGCTCGTCTAATAAATTCTAGATTAAGATCCATATTACCCCTCGTTTTTTTATTATATTTATAACAACAAAAAACCCCGGACTCGCCGGGGTTTGGGTAGTTTAACTAAAATTAGTTAAACACCGAACTGCCTTGTGCTGCAAAAGCAGCTGCTACCATACGACGTGAAGGTACGCCTAAACGATAGGCAGTCTTACCATTTTTGGTAGTGTTGCTATAGATAGCATGACCCATGCTACGGAGTTCGGAGATACGAGCAGAAATAGTACCTTCTGTGGTCTTGAACAGACCGGCCAGTTGCCCAGCAGTGAATTGACGGCCTGATTTCAGGGTTTTTAGAACACTAGTTTGAATTGACATAAGTTTCCTCATGATATAGCCCCGCCAACAAAAGTAACAAGCAGGTGGCGGTCTTCCTGCTTGAACAATCTTAAGCCTCAGCTAGTTCTTTAATAGCTTTCAGCTCAAGATCAGAATCATCTACAACAGGTTTAATTATATGAACATTCTGCTTAGAAGGCAAGTGTTTCCTTCCCAAAACTTCTTTAATATCTGATACGTAAGGGTTAAACATATCTAAAGAGCAAAGATAGTCACACGCCTGCTCTTTAGTCATAGGTTTTGGTAAATCGATAATGTTAATATCGGTATCACCTTGTTTCTGAAGATTCTTGATTCGCAAGACACGATCGGAGCACAAACGTACCTTAACTTTACCTTTAAATTTAGAAATACCAGCGGCCACAATCATACTATACCCCTAAACCTTGCCCTGCTAACATGTAATTATTTACTTTTACCACCATGTCTTGTTTTGACTTAGCTGTATTAATTAATTGTATAAACTTATCTTTTGTAGTTCGTTTACCAGTTGACTGCTCAATAAGTTGTAAGCAAGTGGTACGGAAATCTTGTAGCGTAACTTCTTTAGATTCAAACTGACCGTAAAGAAACTTAAGACCTTCGTTACCTAAATTATCTTGCTTGATGCGTGGTTTAGAACTAGCTTGCGTCATCACTTTCTCCTATTGATAATCCATTATATCAACATTTAAAGTTCAAATCAACTAGTCTTCTAATTTACGTAAATCTTCCATGGTAATCATACGCTTTTGTAACAGTAACTCAACTATTTCCTGCACGCCTTTTACTTTACCAGCGTTGTAGCACGCCCAGCATGTAAAAAGTAGTAACACGATTTCAGTAATATTAATCCAGGAAGGCATTTAAGCTCCTAACCATTTATATGTTTTTTTAATAAGTTTTGATCGAATGAAATCCCAGTTACAATCATAAAATGTATGCAGATAATATTGGTATGACCAAAGTTTTTTAAAGCGACCGGCATGTTTAAGTACTTCTAACGAATTACGGTTCGGATAAAAAAACTTTATTTCCATGGCAATGTCGTGAGCATAAGCTTCGATTTCATCAGGATCAGATAAGTAAATTTTTTCTCTGTAATTTTTATCAGGAAAGTTATATCGTGTTCTTAATCCTTTATCCGGTTGATAATCTTTAAATTGCCATTGATGTTGATGTATAGCTTCGTGTTGACAGGTTTGTGAGATTGCAAACTTAATTTTTTTCCATGACTTTTTAGTTATCTCAAAATGGTTATAATCTTTACTTACTAAAAGGTATATAATCATTAAATCCTGTTCTATATCGTATAGCCCAGACACGGAAAGATCATGCTCACTAAAGTACGGTCGTTTTTTAATTTTAAACATGAACCGTTCTGGCTTAAACACCCGGTTCAATGTTCTTATTAAATGACTATAGGTGTGTACACCGATTAATTCATTACGCACAGAGTCTAACATTTGGTTAATTTTAGACTCCAGGTACATTCTAAACCTTGATAGCGCTAAAATCTTTTTGCTTGAACACCTGGCTCATGTCAAATAAAGAGGGTGAATCTTCCTGACCGGAATCATCTATATTAGCTTGTGCACTGACTTCTAAGTCGTAAAGTCGCATTTTCTTTCGATCAACACCTATCATAAACCGCTTGTTAGAAGACGGGTCACTGTAACGATTTTTAAGCTGTTTAACCATCAGCTGATTTAACTGTTCGAGCTCTTCTGTACTTATCAGTGCAAACATAAAGTCTGCTGTCGCCGGCAACCCGAAAGATTCGGATGTATCAGTCAGCTCCACATCTGTGTTAGAATAACCTGATCTTGTCGTCTGTGTCGCTGATACGATAGGTACGTTAAATTCTACAGCCAGACCTCGCAACTCTTCAGCTATGGCTTTAACATATGTATAAGAATTAACACTTCCACCCGGTTTAAAACGAGAAGACGAGCAAATATTTAAGTAATCGATAAATATTATTTCTGGCTTGAAAGATTTTTTAAGTTGTAGTTCATTTAGTAATGATTTAAAGTGACCAACGTGTGCAGACGCAGTAGGGTATTCTTTAATAATAAGTTGACCGTGTGCTTTCTTTTTAAGTTTAGTAATTCTGCTATCAAACAGACTTTTAGGTAGGTCTTTAATCTGATCAATATCTACATTTAATAAATTAGCATCAATACGTTCGGCAATTCTCTCCTCGGCCATCTCCAACGTAATATACAGTACGTTTTTACCTTGTGCTATAGCACCAGCAGCCACATGACACATAAACAATGATTTTCCGACACCGGTTCCCGCTAAAGCAATATTCAACGTCTTATTAGGTAGCCCACCTTGAGTAATCTTATTGAATAAGTCGAGATCAAACGGCATTCTAGATTCTACACGATGATAAAAGTCATATCGCGAGTCGGAGTCAATAAAGTAATCATGCCCTACTGAATTATCAAAGCAGACCCCTAGCGCTTCTTGAAGTAGAGAAGGTATACCGTCCTTGGATAGTTGCTTATCTCTACCCTCCATGACTCCAATGGAACGCAAGATAGCATTATAAACTGCCTTGTCTTTACAAAAACGCTCTGTCTCATCTAAGAGCCAAGCTTCATTAGATTCTTCAAATGACTTTAATTGAGATAGTTGTTGGGTTACTTCTTGAAATATACCTTCCGGTAGATAGGTATTTTCTACAGCAATAGAAAGAGCCTCCAAGGTAGGAGGCTTGTTATATTTAGAAATGAATTGGTGTATCTGATTAAAAACAATTTTTTCACTGTCTTCTAAAAAGTATTCTGCCTTGACAAACGGCAGAACCTTACGCATATAGTCTTCATTATTCAGAAGGTTTTTTAGAATGACTGTCTCTATTCTCATGTTCTGCAATAGCTTCTTTAAGTATATCGTTTAAAATAGATTCTATAACAGCTTGAAACTCCGGTGTTTTTAAATCTTCTTCTTTTAAATGCTCAGGTAATCTAACTGTATGATAATCTAAATGACAATTACCGTCCTCGTTCTCTTCTATTTTTACATCCATAATTTGAATGCAAACTTCTTTGAAGGGCCCGTCGATAATCTCAAACCCCCAATCTTGTTCCCCAACAAAGAATGGCTTAAATAAAGAATTACGTAGCATTATATTCCTCTTCTAAATCTTCATCAGTAATATCATCTGCTGCCATTAACGATCCGCTAGACATCTTAAAGGTTTTTTCAATGTAATCTTGAAACTCTTTAGAAGATAAGATAGGCATCCAAAAGTCTTTATTGTAGGTATCTTTTAATCTAAATTTTTGATCTTGACCCGCTTTTGCATACCACCCATTAGACGGTTTAACTACAAAACCTCCCTCTAATGCTACCTCCAATAACCCCGACCATTTACTAATACCACCTTCATAAGTTACCTCGACAGGTATCTTAGACTTTTCACGCACATAACGAGACTTCTCAACATTAATAATAAAGTTATATCCAACAATCTCAGTACCTTCTTTTTCTTGTTGGCGTCCAATAATGTAAATATTATCAGCCGAATAGTAGACACCGGTGCCGCCTGAAACAATAGCTTTCGGGAACATACCTATTTCCATGTAGGTATGATTAACCACGATCATCGGTAAATTTTTAAGCGTTAGGTGTGGGGTAACCATTCGGAAGAAAGACTTGAGTTGCTTGGCCCGAGACATATCAGCAACCGATTTACCGTCAATAGCATCTTCAACTTCTTTTCTACTAGCTAAATTGCCTACACTATCCACAATAATGATGACACGATCGCCGCGCTCAATATTATTAAGCTGGGCCATAGCATCGTGCTTAAGTTGTTCGATGTCGGTGATCGGCGTGTGAACAACACGAGCAGTATCAATACCAAAGCTATCAAAGTAAGACTGAGGTGAACCAAACTCAGAATCGTAAAAAAGGATGACTGCATCATGGTACTTCTCCATATAGCTTTTAGCTAATAGTAATGCAAACGCGGTCTTAAAATGTTTAGAAGGACCTGCAAAAACAGTTAACCCAGGGCTGAGCCCCCCATCCAAGCGCCCAGATAACGCTACATTAATCATAGGTACAGCAGTCTGAATCATATCTTTAGTCTTAAAGAGTTTAGATTCAGATAGTATATCTGTTTCTTTAATCGTAGTATTCTTTTTTATTTTTTCTAACAAGTTCATATTCACTCCTTTTAATCATTATATAATCAACCAAACAAACCGTCCAGTGTAGCTGTCTCTTTTACCTTCCAACCTATACAATCTAACAGAGATGTTAGGGGTTCAAGAAATGACTTCTCAAACATAGTTTCATAATCTACATACTCACGAAGTTTAAACTCTGGTGGTAGTTGACCGGAAAATGTAATAACATGGGTACCTAACGGGTTTGGTTCTTTTAGGTATAAAAATTTTATCTTATCCCCTTCTTGTATCTTTTGATATTTTTTATTTAGATCCTTAGCATCAAGTAGATGGTTATAGATAAGTGCACCGCGTACATGTATTGGTGTTCCTTTCCGAAAGATAGAATTAGGATCACTATACTCTTTTACCCCGTTAACACCGCGGGGAAAGGCAATGTCTTCTGGCTCCAACATAGACCATTTCTTTTCGGTTTGCGATACATAATCCCTGAGTCTATTTTCGTCTTCTCTTAAGGCAATACTTACTGCTTCTTTAAGTGCCTTTCTAACCGGTGCCGGGGTTGAGGATCGTACGATTTCCATACCCAAAACTTTAAGTTTTGGTTCTTCGTAGCTAACTCCTTCAGAGTTATATACGTTAACAGCATACCTTTTCTTAGCAATCCATACACCACGATCGGCGATGATTTCGCGCTTGAACTTAATCTTTTTCTGATAGGTATTGAGATACTCATTAAGCTGCTCACAAGCAGCATTAATAGCTGGCTCAATCTTACCCATACAATAGTGATCCAATGCTTCCACTACTTCAGTTTTAGATTGTCCGCGTAAATTTTTAGCAACATAACTACCAAGAGTAATATAGGTGGAATCAGTATCACTATAAAAAGAGTAGTCGACTCCATGGGTGTTGCATTCCTCATTGATAAAATCGGTTAATCGTTTAGCTACAGTTCTAATAATAAGCTGACCGGTCATCGTGATACCTTCAGCTACTCTAATATCGTAATATCTAAAGTACACGTTACCCATCGCACCGTAAAGTGAATTCATTAGAATTTTAGAAGACATTTGCCTGGAGTTTAAACTGGCAATTTCATTTAAATATATCGGGTCTTTAGTCTCCTCATATTTACTTTGCGCCAATAGCATTTGTTTTTTAGCCTGTTGACGAACGTCAAAATAATATTCAATTAACTCTGGAAATATACCTTTTCTATCTTTTCGAAAGCACTGACCGTTTGCAGTCATAGTGACATCTTCGTCGTGTAACTTGGTAGTATCAAATTCCCGGTCGATTAATTTAACGATACTCTTTTCATCATCTGGTAAGTATTTTTGACCGTTGATAAGAGTTTCCGGAGACATGTTCCAGGTCATAATGATAGAAGGGTACAGGCTTGTGGCATCGAACGATACTACCCAATCATACTGAGCTGGTTTAGGCTCTTTAACAAACGCACCCATAATCTGACGATCATTTAACGGGTCTACTTGAGGTGGATTATGTACAATAATATTTTTCTTATTAAGGTAACTGTATAAGATACAATCCCAGGTACGTACTGATGAAAAGATATCGATATAGTTACACTTAGCATCATATGCCATGGTCATAATTAGATTAATAATACGAAGCTTATCTTCCAAACGATCAACCAACACCACATCATGAATATTATAATCTACAAATAATTCCCAGTCTTTAGTGTAAAACTCTTTAAAGGAAGTATATTGATGCTTTACTTTTTCATCATTAAGTTCCTCTTTCGCCACGGTATCTAACTTATAGTTTTCTACCATCTTATATGAGAACTTTTTATACAAATCCATAAAGTCAAGAATTGTAGTACCAACCCAATCAAATGCTAATTGTGTTCTACCTCTTGCAAACGGAACCTCATGCTGACGAATGATACCCCAGGGGGAGCATTCCTCTAATGCCTGACTACCTAGCACCCGTATGATTCTAGATGAAAGATATGCAATATCGAATAGTTGGCTATTCCACCCTGTAATAACATCTGGGTAATCACTTTTAAGGTGGTTAATAAACTTTCGCAACAAATCCATCTCATCAATACATTGAATATATTCAACGTGAGACTGTTTAGGTAAGTAAGGGTAGGTACCAAACGTGGTAATCTGCTTGGTATGAAAGTCTTGTACGGTAATGAGAAGAACTTGTTCTTGAGCCGAACGAGGATCAGGAAATCCGTAATCCGTAGACGTCTCAATATCGATAGTTACAATCTTAACATGCTTGATATCAAAATCAATAGTATCAGGAAATACTTTATTAATGAACTGATAAACAAAATTATAGTTACCGTAGATCGGAAAGTTACTAACGTCTTGATACTTTTTAATAAAATCCTTAGCTTCAGTAATAGTTAAAAACTTAATCTTTTCAAGATTTTCACCCCATAGAGATTGATAGGGAGTTTGCTTACCGGTACGTACAAACAACACCGGTTCAAACGGTATCTTTTGCTTGATTCGTTTACCATCCTTGATACCACGGAAGAGTATATTGTTACCGCGTGCTACAACGTGGGTATAAAAAAGCATATTATTTGATTTGTTGAGCCCATGGAAAGGAATCCGGGTAGCGCTGGGCCATGTGTGCATTACCTTGAATAAAAAATTCTTTATTTACAGAACCTTCATTACCACCTAGTCGATAGTTTAATGTATACTGACCTGTACATCCATAGTTTTTATGACCTATCTGGTCTCTAACAATAGAATAAAATCTACGATCACCGCCCCAACCCCAATGCCATAAATGACCTGTCATAATTAAAAAATTACGTGAGAAACAATACGAGCTGGAGTCAATAAGATATCCTGGTTGTTCGGGTGTGCTAACCCACACCGGCCATCTACCTAGAGATTCGCAATTGTCGTTACACACTAATTGCTTATCTTTATCGTAAACCTTCCTTAAACTGTAAGACCATTCGAATTTAAACTTTACACATTCCTCTACCAAAGTTTCCACATGATTAGGGTCAAACCAATTGTCTTGATCTAAAAAGAGAATGTAATCGTGAGGGACTAAATGACCTATACCTGCAAATATTCTATGCCCGTAGAATCCGTTGGCCCCTGTATTGTAGGGTAGAAAGAGAGTAGTTAGATTACTGCCCTCACATATTTTGTTTGTAATCAATTTAACCTTAGATTGAAATTGGTTACCGTCGCATACTATTAAATGCTCTACCGGTACAGTTTGCGCTTGTACAGAATTTATTGCATCCTCTAACTCAGGTGCTCCTGTGGTTGGTGTAATTACTAATATTTTCATTCTGTAAAATACATATCAGGGTTGTTTTCTACGTTGTATAATGCTTTATGTTTACGAGATTTAATTGTTGTTCCAACACTAAGTTGAAAATGTTGAGTTACAGGCGCGCGGTAAATTTTGCCCTGCCCAGACAGTGCTAACCATATTGAATTTGAAGAACATATTCTATTAATTTGACCTTTTACTGGCCACATAATATTTGTTAAAGTATTCTTAACTTGTCTTTCATAAACCAGGTGAACGTGTGACATAGGACCTCCATAAATGTTACCCTCCTCTAAAGCCGCTACATAATACTCACACATTCTTTCTGATAGATAATAGAATTCGTTAGCAATACCTATGTAGAACACTTCGTATTTAAGATAGTTTTGAACTAGTTTTCTAAATATCACTTGGTTATGAGGCCAGAGATAGGCATCATGTTCCATGATAAAGAACTTTTCCCCGCTCAATCTTTTTTTTATTAGATTATAATGACTGCAAAAACACGATTGCTCATAAACGGATCTTTTAAGACTATCACCGTAAAATCTATCTTGCGGAAGAGTACTAGGTACTATACACTGAACCGGTACAATATTAAGAATATCGCTTACTGGTTTAAAAGAATTAATACTATGCTGGCTATAACTAACCGAGACTGGGTTATTCAAATCTACTAATTGATATGCAATCAATCCCATAGACATTGATAATATTTCCCAAAAAGTCGGTACCCGTTAGCTTTTCTATCATGGTGTGCGTCTAGACCTTCTCGGTCAATTTTTACTTTAGTAAACTGCTCGGTTAATTTAACACCTCTATCTACTTCTGACCAATCGAAGAAATGTGCATCATCGTCATAATTAAGCGCTTGCTCAAATGCCCAGATCATTTCATCTAAAACCCAATCCCACCGTTTGAAATGATTTTCATCCACATCCCAATCATTTTCTTTAGCAGGAGCAGCTGTTGAACGCAACTCTTCTGGTACATCTTCATCATCTACAAGCGGTGCACCGTGCTTTTCTTGTTTAAGCTGCTTAAGCATCGGTACAATAATATGCGCAAGGGTATGATCCATAGACCATGTATCCCAGTAATCGATCTTAACGTAATTAATTTTAGGATGAACAAGGTCAAGAAACTTCTGTAAACCTTTACATAAAGGTTCCAGACGAGTAGACCATTTATCAATAAACGGGTCATCATAATCGATTTCTTTTTTCCAAAAGAATACCTTTTCCAGAATGGTGTATGGGGAAAGCCAGTGATTACGGTACTTATTAGTATAAACCTTCATCTTGCCTCTAATTATTCATCATTCCTTCATAGGCATATCAATATATGACCTACCTTCTATGCCAAGCGTTTTAATAAAAAAGAAATCTTCAGGGTGTTCTTTATAATAATTGAAATGGGCATGCTCGGTTCCAACGGTTGTTTTTTCAAATAAACTATCACTTCTAAGAAAAAATAGATATTTATCTACCATTGAAAAGCTAAAAGAGTATAACAATGTGCACAGGTGGGTTCCATATCTGAAGCGGTTAAACTCTGAAGGAATAACCTTAATTTTTTTAAAAATAAATTTATCGTAAACTAAAAAATTTTCTATATTAAACTCATTATTTAAAATATATCTACCATTATGCTTAAAAATTATATCTTCACTTGTAAGGGGTAAAGTTTTAATATATTCGAGAGATTCGGCCATCAGTATATATTCGTTTAAAGATTTAAATTGATTATGTTTATTATTTGTAAGTATGTCTCTACGACCACCTAAATCTATAAACTTATCCACCATTTTTGTTATTTTTTTGTCAATAATACTAAGCGAAATATCTGATGTATCTGCTAATATAATGTAGCTGTCTTTAATTTTTTGTCTTATGGTAGAAATTGTTTTATAAGTCTGTAACAGCCGATCTTTAAAATTAAAATGTCCGTTTTTAGGGCGTTCGGTTATAAAAATACAAGATGATATTATAACGTACGATATCATAATAGTCTATCTACAACTTGAAATCCACTGTACATCGGAACATATCCTAAAGATGTTATTTTAGAAATATCTAAATAATTACTCTTAATGTGCAAATGTCTTTGCGTTTCAGTAAGCTGATAATTTTTTATTTTAGATTTCGAGTTAAGTTTTTCTTTTGCGTAAATTATTAAATCTTTAAATTTTGTACCATACCCGTTACCTATGTTGTAAATACTGTTGTAATCACCTTTATGTATAACTAAACTAATTGCTCTTACAACATCATCTACGTAAATAAAATCTCTAAAAAAATCTCCATTATCCAATAAAGCGACGTCATCAAAACTTTTAAGCTTTTTAATCACGTACTGTAACGCATTTTTACGTTCAGATACTTTAACGTCAGTTTCCCCTACTACATTACCTAATCTCAGTATTCTATACTTTAGATTAAATAATTCACAATAAGATATTAAAAGCTGCTCAGCTGCTCTTTTAGTAATACTGTAAAAACCACGAGGTTCGCAAATCGAATTTTCAGTAGCTGGTAGCGCGATTTGGCCATAAACAAACCATGAGCTAATAAAATTAAAAGTTATGTCTTTATTTTTACAAGATTCTAGCGTTTTAATAAGCGTCAAAAGATTTGTTGTTATATCTATGTAGGGGTCAGTAATTACACTATAATTGTCTGTAGTACTTATAAAATACAGCACATTATTGGTCTTAACCTGATAATCATTTCTTTCATTAACTATAACGTTTGGGTATAGTTCAGTAAATCTGCTACCTATAAATCCTTTACCTAGTAAATTTATTTTTTCCATTGTTTGAAGGTTGTTTCAAAATAATCTAAAACTCGGTCGTTATATTGAGGCGAGCAACCTACAAAAAATACCCTATCTAATACTTCATTAGCATTAGGATATTTTTTATAGCAATCTAAATGCTTAAACCCAGGATGAAGAAGTATATTTCCTCCAAAATAATTTCTTGTTTGAATCTTATTTTTTTCCAGAAAGTCAACTAAACTTTGTTTTTGTTGAAAAAGCTTAAGAATAATTGGTACCCCAAACCAGCATACATCAGCGAGGCTGTGTGACATTACAAGATCACTACCTGTATGAAAATGTATTATATTTTCTATAATTTTTTTATGTTTTTTTCTTTTAATAGATATTTCTTTAAATTTATCAAGCTGTACTAAGCCAATAGCTCCCTGAAGATCTAACGGTTTTAAATTATACCCTATATTTGTATACATGTATCTGTGGTCAATAATTTTATCATAATCATCTAACCACTTATCGAATCTTTTCCCACAAGCTCCGCAACTAGAAAAATTACCCTTACCGATACAGTAACAATCCCGACCCCACCAAGAAAAACTTCTAACTATATTAATTAACTCCTCATCATTACTCGATACCATGCCTCCCTCACCCGTACATATATGATGAGCAGGGTAAAAAGAACAACTCCAGGAATAATAATATTCCGAAATATGTCTGTTATCAAATTTAGTACCTAGACTATCGCAATTATCGCCGATTAGCAAAAGGTTATGTTGTTTACATATGGCTGTTAGTTTATGAATATCAGGGGGATTACCTAATACAGGGGAAACTAATATGGCTTTAGTCCTGCTATTTACAACACCTTTAATATTTTCAATATTAAAGTTTAAAGTTTCAAATTCAATATCTATAAAACGGGGTATTAATTTATTTTGAATGATCGGGGCAATAGTAGTCGGAAATCCTACTGGTGATACAATTATCTCACTATCGTCAGACCATTTAAATTTTTTCTTAAGAGCGGCAATCATAACTAGATTTGCAGAGCTCCCAGAATTTACCATATGACTAAAATTAACCTTAAAAAATTTAGAAAATTTTTTTTGAAATTTTACTACATTTTCCCCACTTGTAATACTGTTGCCGTTAAGAAGGGAATTAACTGCAGCCTTCATTTCTAATTCATCCCAATAAGGACCCGAATATAAAACTTGGTCCCTACCGGGTTTAAAATTATCGTAATTTTTTATGTAAGCCGGAAGCTGCATCAATTAAATTTTAATAATAGTACATTTGGTGCCCCCTCACGGAGTCGAACCGCGCACCAACGGATTATGAGT